GCGAGTTCTCGGTTGGTGCGAGCCAGAACTGTTCGAGATCGTAGTTGTATCCGATCAGCACGTTGCTAGCGCCGGTGATGATCCGACCGCTCTTTAGCGGGAGAGACCACACGATCGACTTCAGCGCAGGGATGTGAGTGACCGAACAGTGTGCATCCGCACGCTGCCAGTCCATGCTCTGCAGGATCGAGCGGTCGACCTTCTCGAAACCGATCGACTCGGTGCGAGTGCCGTTGAAGACCAGGAAGCCATCAGCCGACAGGAAGTAGACGAAGTTGCCAACCGCGATGCCCGTGTTAGGAGCGACCATGCCGCGCCGGTTGTCGATCCTCCGGAAATTAAAGAAGGCCGGAGCTCCGACGTAGTCCATGCGCAGCGTCTGCCGCTGCCGGAACACCGCAGTGTAGGCGGCTGCATCGACGATCTGCATCACCCTGCCGTGGTTCCCCTGCAACGCCTGGAAGTCGGACTGCGCGTCGATCGCCTCCTGCGTTCCGACCTGCGGCCAGTTGGTCGGGTCGCCCTGTGCGCTCCACTGCAGCCCGCCCTCTAGCGTTTGGATCGCGCTGGCATTGTCGCCACGTCCGACGATGTCGCCAGCAACCAGGAACTCGCCGACCACTTCGATGGTGCTGGCGAAGGGTGCGTGATCATCGAGGTCGGCGAAGACGGCCCCCGGAGCAGTGCTGTTCTGGATCGGGTCGCTCTTGTTGGTCGCGTACCGGGCGGTGCCGTAGACGGCGAACTCCCAGTGATCCTCCGGGCTAAGCGCGTAGTCGCCTCCGACGTTCGTCTTGTCGATCCACGCGAACCCCAACTCCTCGTAGAGCTTGGTGCTCGTGCCGGCCAGGATGAAGTCGGTGCCGGTCTGCGTGCGCCCTGGGAAGACCCCCCGGCACTCCGGGGTCAGGGGCGGAACGGCGGTCAAGGCCTCAATCTTCGAGGTCTCGAGATCGAAGAGCGGCTGCCACCCGGAGCGCGACGGGCTGACGAAGCGGACATCGGACAGCCCTGGCGATTTCACATGGCGCTGATCAGGAAGCCATTCTCCAAATTCGACGGCGGGCATTACCACCTCACCGTGTGGCTTCCATCGTGGTAACCGGCTCGCCTGCGCATCTCGGTTTGCGGCCTGAACTGAGCTCTCGAATCGAGCCCGACCAGGCTGTCCTTCCCGCGTTCGTACATCGAAGTCCACACCGTGAGCCGCTCGTCATCGGAGAGGAACGGTTGCGCTTCGAGGATCGACCCGTAGAGGTAGACGTCAGGCGCGATGTCGAGCAACCAGTTGCTCGTGTTGTTGTTGGTTAGCTTCGGGATCTGCTGCCTGAAATGAAGCGTGTAGGGGTACGTTTCAGGTTCGACTCCGGTCGGGTCGGGGGCGAAGTACATCTTCGTACCGATCACTGTGTAGATCCGTGGCGTGCCGGAAAGCGAGGACCTGGTCATCGAGAAGAACAGATGCTTCGGGTAATACTGCACCCTGGTCGCCGGCGATGTCGAAGACACGAACAGCGCGACGGTCTCGAGATAGCCCATCGGCAGGTCCACCGTTTGGGTTTCGATGAACCCTTCCTGAATGGCATCCATCCAATGGACAGACAGTTCGCGCTCGAACCGCGACTCCGCCAGCCGGATGAACGTCGGGATCTGGTTGATGACGTCATCTTGCTCGAGGTATTCGCCGATTATGGTCTGAAGTTCGGAGTAGTTTGTGAGCACCTAAATCCTCCCCGGAGCGGTCCTCAGACCCGACCACTCGGGATCGTTCAGCCGTTTCATCAGGCGGGCCTTGTCGTCGTCGTTCCAGCGGTAGAAGTTGATGTCGTCCTCGTACATCCACTTCTCGAGAATGACGAGCGGGATCTGCGCGACGCGAACCCAGTCGCGCCCAGCCCAGAGTGACCCCGAGAAGTTGTCCTCGTTCCGAAGCGCCCTGTTCATCTCGAGGATCTCCTGGCAGTCCTGCTCGACGTGCCACTCGACCGGCTTCTTGCCGTGCGGATTGACCCGCAGCCGCCTCGTGATCAGGGAATCTTTGAGCGAGATGTCTTCCCACTCCTGGTGAACTCGAGGCATTAGCCGATCTCCCGAAGACCCTCGAAGTAGGACGCGGTGACGTTCGCCGCGGAGGAAACGTCGATCCGCATGAGCGATGCGATGATCTCGATCTGCCATGCCCCCGGCGTCGCACCTACGGTGAACTCGATCTTGTCGCCGAACTGGTCGTAGGCGTCGTGCCATGCGGAACCGCCGTCCGCAGAGAACTGCAGCTGCACAACCGCGGCGTTGCCCGCGAGGTAGAGAATCCCCTTGGTGCAGTTGGAGACGTCTTCAGGCTCCGAGACGTTGCTGAGAGCCACCGCACCAATGGTCCGGATGTCGTGTCGTATTCTGATCGGCATGCGTTACTCCTTCAGGCGATTTCTCTGCTGATGTCGAAAGCAATTTCCACCATGGCGGCTGGGCCACCTAGGACGCAGCGAAGATCCTGTGGCAGCACCCTGATCGGAATCGTGCGCTGCCCGCCCGGACCAACCGGCGTGTCATCGAAAACCTGGGTGCCGTCCTGCGCGTAGAGGTCGTGCCATGTCGAGCCCCCATCGGGGCTGCACTGCACCTTGATGTCTGAATTGCCCCCATTGAACACGAGCATCCCCTTGGAGGCGCCGCCGACGTGGACGGCAAACGAGGTCTCCCCCGTGAGAAGAGTCCCAATCACGCGGGTGCCGTGTCGCTCCTGTTTTGACATGCACTACTCCCTTCACGAGATAGGCGGCTTCGGGAAGCCGGGCGGGCCAGAAACCTGACTACGGCTCAAAACCGAAGCCGCCCTCTCGCTAAACGACCTAGTTCAGGTCGTAGATCGCACCGTGTGCGAGTTCGTTGCACATCTCGAGCGTCCACTCGACCAGCATCTGACGCTTGATCGAGTCGCCGACCTTTGCGAGGTCGTACTGCTGCCACGGCCTCAAGTACGCGATCTTCATGTACTCGGGATCGAGGCAGTAGACCGCGTGGTCCACCGAACTGATCTGGTTGATGTGCCGTGACGGAATGACGCGGAGCTCTCCGAAGTTGCTGACGTAGAGGTCAGCAGTCGCGAAGATCGTCCGAGACGCCCGGTCTGTGCGAGCCGTGGAGTCGGCAACCGCGTTTCCGAGTCCGTCGAATGTGGACAGGTTCGTCTTCTGAACCGGACCACACAGGATCACCGAAGGCTTGCCGCCCTCGGTCCAGCACAGCTGAATCACGTTGTCGAGGCGTGCCTGGGTGAACGACTGCGTGCCGCCCGAAACCCGGAGCACCGTGACGCCACCAGCGAACCCGCCGCCAGTAGACGACGAGTGCTCATCGACGTTCGTGTTGATCCAGGTTTCCAACGTGCCCGACTGTCTCGGGCTGGCCCCGAGAGACGGGAGGTTCTCGCCCGTGCAGGTCCAGTCGACGTTGATCTTGAGCTCGCGTGCCGACTTTGCTGCGTGGTACGCGATCTCCGAATCTCGGCCGTACTTGTCGACCACCTCAGCCGTCCCGGTCACGATGAAGACCTCTGTCGAGATCTGCGTGAAGTTTCCGAGCAGGACGGTGCCGGACTGCTTGCCGTCTATCGCGTCGGCGCCTTCGTCAACGGCGCTGTTCGTTGGGGTTCCCAGCGAGTCGGTCTGCCACTGGTGACTGACCGCGTGCGCTGTGGTCGTCCCTGCCAATGTCAGGAACGGTGTCTCGGTTGGTGCAATGTTGAAGATCAGGTCAGAGATGTCCTCCCTCGCTCCAATCTGATCGTCTTGGGTTCCGAAGTATGCTCCCGGAATCGCCATAGCTGGTGCTTCCTCATGTCCGGCCACCTCTCGCGCCTTGCTTCGCGCGACGCCTCTGTTCCCTGGCGAAGAACACCTGCTGTGCAGCTGCCTTGCTGTCGGGATTGGCCTTGAGGTTGGCCATCGCTGCCTTTACGGCCACATCACCCGTGTCCCCGGCTTCGCTCTGCGATCCGGAACGGAGTCGACGTGGCTTCCTGGCTATTTTCTTGCGGACCTCTGGCGCCGTGGTCCGTGTCGCTCGGTCGTATTCCCGTGCTTTCCACACGAGAGTGACGTAGCGATGGTCGTCCACCAGATCCCACTCCTCGGGCCGGAGCTCACCCCCGTCCGAGGCCACTGCGTAGCGGCTGAGCCTTTCGTACTCGCCGTCAAAATCTTTCTTGAAGATGGGCAGCCGCTCGGCGAGCAGCTTCCGTTCGATGGGTACGCGCGCGGCCCGCGTCTCGTCGGCTCGACGCGCAGCCTCCGCGCCCACGTCCTTTTGCCCCTGCAGCGCCCGGTCGACCAGGCCCTGCTTGATGCGCATGTCCTCCATCCGCGCCGAGTATTCGCCTGGATCCTGAACGCGCAGCTTCTCCATCATCTGCGGGTTCGGCTGATAGGTCTGCAACGCGGCCTGCAGCTGGACGGCGAGCTCGTTCGCATCGCCGATTCGCTTCTCGTAGACCTGGTAGGCCTCGCCAACCTTGGCCTCGAACTCCTTCCGCTGCGCGGAGAGCTCCGTCGTCTTGGCCGTGTAGTCCTGCTCGCGCATGAAGCCGCGCTGGAGCTCGTGGATGCTGACGTTGGCCCCGTCTGACATCTCGACCATGGTGTCGAGCGAGATCTCTTCGACTTCCGGCTCCTGGTCGGAACTCTCATCCGCCGGTTCTTCAGCAGGAGGGTCTTCGGGCTTTTCTTCGGGGTCGGCCTGCTCGGGATCTGGCTTGATGTCTTCGCCGGCCGCGCGGCTCACCCGGTCACCGAGCAATGGCTCTTCTGGCGTTGCAGGCTTTTCGGGATCCGGTTCCGGATCGGCTTCTACCTTCGCTTCTTCCTTCGGCGCATGCTTCTTGCGCTCGAGCTCGAAGAAGTCCCTTGCGGCTTGGTCCAATCCCTCGACAGCATTGTGCTGACTCTGAAAATCAGCTGGCTGAGCCATGCATCACCTGTGGGGGGGGGATGGACAACTCTTTACACGAAAATCACGCTTTGGCAAGTAACCCACGCTTCTGGTCGTACTCTGCACGCGCTTCGCGGGCCTCTGTTAAATACGAATCGAGCGACACGTCGTCGCGCTTCTTCTGCTTCATGTCCTCGTGCTCGCGAACGATCTTCTCCGTTTCGGTCTTCCCGAGTTGGATCACCGCGAGCAGATACGCGGCGAACTCGTCGCATGCCATCATACGCAGACGCGCGTTCCACGCCTCCTCCGGCGTCTTGGCCTGAGAGAAGGTACGAGTCGCCCACTCATGCGCAGCGTTGACCGCGTCACGCAGCATCGGGTGCCCGATGAGATCAACCGCTTCCTGCCCGCGCGTGCGAGGATCTTTGGCCAACTATTTCTTCCTCCGCTCTCTTGAGCGAGCCGTGATCTTGCTGACGGCAGCCTTGACGCCTTCGCGCCTCTTGGTCTGCTCCGCCTTGCGCTTCTCTCTCCTGATTGTGTTCTTCGACTTCTTGTCGGCCCGCTTCTCCTTGTTGGCGGCCCGCTTCACCTCGCCGGCGGCTCTTTTCTCCACATTCTTCCGCTTGCTCTCGGCTCGCGCCCGCTCACTCGAATACTTGGGGAGGTCCTTCCGCATCTGGCGCGCAGTCGCCTTAGTCTCTTTCCGTGTCGCGCGGGAAGCCTCCTGCCCAGCCTTGCGACCCTCTTTCGTCCCGGAGGCCCGGCCTTCCTTTTTCTGCGACCTGGACTTGGCCCGGCCCTCCTTGCGGTAGTCGCCGACCTTCTCTCGCGCCGCTTGCCGTACCGGATCCGTAGCGCGCTTCTTCTTCTTCTTGCCGAAAAGCCCGAAAGCCTTGGAGGCGCTCTTGGCGATGCTCTTGCCGGCCTTCACGGCGCCCTTGGCGGCCTTGACCTGGGTTTTCGCGACGGTCTTCGCGGTTTTGGCGCCGGCCTTCGCCACGCCCTTCGGGTCGCTGACCGCCTTGGCGACCTTCATCGCAGCGCGAGGTCCGCGGCGCGCAGCCCGCATTCCGCCCCTCGCGACCTTCCCGGCAGCCGTTTTCGCGGCGCCCACTCCCGTGTGAATCTTCGGACCCGTTCCCGCAGCGTTTGCTGCGATGCTCTTGACCTTCCCGGCTTTCGTCCTCATCACTCCCCCCCTAGACCGGCCAACCACCACCGGCACCCTTCGTGAACTGATTGACGCCGCCCTTACTCACGGCGCTTGAACCCATCTTCGTGGCGCCCGTCGTGCCCTTGGCGCCCATCTTCGTCGCGCCCTTCGCGCCCGACATCCC